ACAGAGGCTCGTAGTGCTAGCGCCGGCGTTAAACCTAGGCGTCCGGCAAGCCCTAAATCCAAAAAAACGACCAGTCGCAAGAAGGACTAAATAATGGACTACCGACGTATGACTCGCGAGTTCTTGCTCGGTGAGAGTAAGGCCCCGAGTCTTGCTAGTTATATTCAATCTATTTCTGAGGTTCTTGGTGCTGTTACGACAAGAACTAAAAGAGATTCTTTACGTATTGAAAATGCTAAAGCAAGCCTTAAGGAAGTGCGCAGACACACTCGGAAACTTCAAGAAAGAGTTCAAGTTCTCGAAGAACAGGTTAACATTTTAGAAGAGAACAAGGAGAGTTGACCAGACAATGTTTCTTCTGGATGAAGGAAAAGCCAACACTCACCTAACCCACCTTGAAGAACTTGTTCTCACGCAGGGCCCCGCGGGTTATGACATGGCCCGGGCCTTTCTTTTAGAGCTTCTAGAGAGCCTAAGGGGTAATTCTAAATCACGAGTTCAAACCTCCGTTAAGTGGGATGGCGCGCCCGCTATTTTTGCTGGGATTAATCCCGAGAATGGAAAATTCTTTGTTGGTACAAAGTCTATCTTTAACAAAGAACCAAAAATTAATTACACGCCCGAAGATGTCCAGAGAAACCACGGACATGCTCCCGGATTAGTTGACAAGCTAACAAAGGCCCTACGTTATATGCCCTCCCTAGGAATCCAAAAGATCCTTCAGGGTGACTTCATGTTTGACGACGAAATGTTAGATGTTGTTGAAATCGATGGAGAAGCTCATTACACGTTTAAACCAAACACTATTACGTACGCAGTCCCGGTAGATTCAAATCTAGGTAAACAGGTTGGTAAGTCCAAGTTTGGTATTGTTTTTCACACAACTTACGATAGTTTTGATAGTGGAGCATCGTTTGGAGCAGACGTTAGCGGACTTAATCGAGTCCCGGGGGTTTGGTTTGATGATGCTTTCTTCACCGACGACACTGGGACAGTTACTTTAACTGACGAAGAGGAATCTAGGGTAAAAGAGTTGGTTGCCGCGGCCGATCAGGTTAATGAAAAAATTAACTACGAGGGACTCCCTTCGGCTCTTCTAAACATGTACATCAATAGCGAGATCAGGGCGGGCCAGTTTCTTGAAAGTCCGGAGAAATCTTTTGAAGGATTTAAGAGCTGGTATATGGGGCGCCTTGAGAAGAAAATTGATAAATTAAAATCCGAGAAGGGGAAAATGAAAGCCACCCTAAATGGCGAAGAAAAAATGCGTTCTTTTGATGAAAAGAAAGAAGACATACTTAATATTCTCAGGGTCTCTCGTCTGCTCTTTGAAGCAAAAAATATATTTATCGAGAAGTACAACAATGCCGTATATAATACTAAGCATTTTATAGATGACGGATCGGGCGATCTTCTAGCAAGCAATCCAGAGGGTTATGTTGCGGTCGATCATATTGGAAATGGAGTTAAGTTTGTTGATCGCCTAGAGTTTAGTAAGGCCAACTTTGCTGTCGACAAATCTGCAAAGTTTCAACAAAATGAAAATCTTACAGTTTTCTGGGGTTCCGATGGCTACTCTGTAACAAGGACCATTGCAGAGTGGGCTTTGAATTTACCGTATACTAAGAATTCTAATAAAACACTTTATAACCAAATATCCAACGGAGTCCCAATCACTTCGCTTATCAGAAATGCTAAAGATGTAAAAATAGCGTTAGCGGAGGCCGTTAACTGGGCTTTAAATGAGCAATCTGAGAATCGAGTCATAGCGATCTATCCTGGCAGATTCCAACCAATGGGACGACACCATTTTCAGACATATCAGGCGTTAGCTGATCAGTTTGGGATTAAAAACACATTTATTGCCACCTCTAACAAAACCGGTGATAAGTCGCCTTTAACTTTTCAAGAAAAGAAGACAATCATGATGGGGCACGGAGTTCCGGAGGGTCAAATTATACAGACTAGAAGTCCTTATCAGGCACAAGAAATCACTAGAATGTTTGACGAGTCGTCTACCTCCGTTGTTTTTGCGGTTGGAGACAAGGACATGCGTGAGAGCCCGAGGTTTGCGAATATAGACGGACTCACTAAAAAAGGAACTCCCGCTTACTACAAGACCTATAGGTCCGGAGAAAGCATGCTAGGGCTAGACAAACACGGTTATATTGCTGTCGCACCACATGTGGAGCTCGATGTTCCGGGCTATGGCGAAATGTCGGGTACCACATTAAGGAAGGCGCTGAAGGGCGCAGACCCGGAAGAGTATGAAGCTATCATGGGCTTTTTTGATCAAGCTTCTTATGATATACTTAAAGGAAAGCTTGAAGAGCTGTCAGCAATGGGTGGGGGCGCTGTGGCAGGATTTTCGGGCCGGGCGCCAGATGTTACTGGATCCGAAAAGGAAAAGAGGCATCCCAAGAGCTTTATTGGCGAAGAAGAAAAGATAGTTAATGAAGTAATGGACTATTTATTAGGAATATCGGTGGGCTAAAAATGATTGATCGTAAAGAATTTGCTGAGGAATTAAAACTTCGCGAAAGTGTCCGGGCAGCTATTAAAATTGTAACTAAAAAGAAAAATAAGAGTAATCTGGCAGAGCGCAAGGATGAGACGAGGCTACGCTCTATTATTCGCGAGTTTTTGAATGAGGCGCAGACTGCTGTGGCATCTGTTGCAAAGCACGACAGTACCGGAATTAATTCTCTAGAGGACTTGCTTAAAAACTCTAACATTCTATCTGTTATAGAAACTGGGTACAAGTCCCTTACAACAGATAAAAACCAGCGCCTTTCATATCGCAACCACATATTGTCCGCTGTGGAGAAGGCTTTAGCTCCCGAGGAAATGCGCAAGGACGCCGGCGAAGACGAAGAACTAGGTGCACCCATCAACGAAGAAGTTGATATTGATATCGGAGATCGTCCCGAGGATGATCCGGATTTCATCAGTGTGGAGGATGAAGAAGAAGTTGAAGTCGACCCTAAAGATACTTTTGGATTAGACGGGGAAGACAAAACTGGTCGAAATAGAGCATACACTGATTTCCAAAACATTGAGAAAGTGATTCTCTCTACCTTTGATGATTTAGATAATCCAGAAGACATCGCTCTATTTAAAGAATATCTCCTCAAGAATCTAGCGCTATACTTTGATAAGTTTGAAGGCGAGTTAGCTGTGACTGCCGATGTGCCGGCGGATGCAATGGACGCAGAGGCAGATGCACCTGACGACGGTATTGACGGCCAGACAGACATGCCAGAATTTGAGCTGCAGGAGATAGCCAAGTTTCTGGACTTAGACGATATAATTGAACATTTATTGTAAATGAAACCAAGGAAGTCAGCTTCCCTGGGGTTTAGTAAAGATTTATCATTCTCTAATAATCTGAGAAACCAAGGAAAATCTAACGAGGCATTTGAAATAATGCTCTCGGCTTTAACCCTCGAGGAAATAATAGGCCTTAAGATAGAATGCGCTAGCAGGCTAACTAATGGAAAGCTATATGGCTTCAATCTCTGGTCCAATATAGTCTCTATTGTAAAAGAGGCTTTATTTAATTCTGTTATTAGTATTACTAACACTAACAAAGAAATGACAAGAATACTAGGTATTACAGATGAGACATTAACAGTACTTAAGAAAAGGTATAACATAAAGAAGAACTACAGTGATAATACATAGTAAACGATCTGCTGGGTGTTGTCAAGGAAAATAATACGGGGGTGACAGGTTTCGACAGGGTAAGGAAAATGGATAGTGCAGGTTGTGACAGCTAACTCAATCACATAAAATATTAGTTAGAAACATATAACTGCAAACGACGCAGATTACGGTTTAGCACTAGCTGCTTGATCCCCGGTTTGTCCTTCGCCGGGTGTCCAAGAAGGACTTGACAAATAAAGCGCTTTTACTTCTTTGAGCGGATTGAATCAGGGCTGATACTTTGCTTATTTAGAGAAATAAGCTATACCTGTGAATGACTTGAAATAGGATATGCTTTGGACGCGCGTTCGAATCGCGCCACTTCCACCATAATATAAAATATTACTTGACACATACAAATATATTGTATTATAATATATATTAATAGGGTGTATAGATTATTCTTATTAGTTTTTTTGTTATGTTCTTGCCTTGATAATGTTTCTGAGGAAGAAGTTAGACAGGCAGAGTATGGAGAACTGTATGCAACGATGTCGTGCTGGAGACACCAGCCAGATGAGGAATCTCTTCTCCTCTTTTGGTGCAATGAGACCCTAGACACAGAATTAATAAAGGGTTTCGTTAGTCTAGCTGTGGAAGAGGATACAGGTGGCTCACTGTTTCTAGCAATTTGCGGCCACAACGTAGAGCTAAATACAGGTCATGATCTGCATGATAACCTAATAGCAGCTCTGACTATGGAGCAATGGAACTGTCATAATGCCTATGAGAGAAAGCTGGGTAATGAATTTGATTGGATGTGGGACGACAAGTTAAGAAATCTACAGTTGATTTGGCGTCCAGAAGATGCGACACAAAAAGTTTTAACAGTGCATCTTCCTCCTTGGAATCAAGACTCCACATATGTAACTGGCTACGTTTATTATAAATCAGGATATTTTGATTAACTCTTGACAAAATCTTTCTATAGTGTATAATATGTTTTATAACTTATCTATGGAAGGAAAACAGAATGAGTACTAAAGAAGTAGATGGCAACCACGAAGAGGGATTGCCTTGGAAAGTAGTTGGAAAATTTAAGACATTCGAAGAGGCAGCTGCCCATCGAGCGCTAGTGAAAGAGGAAGATCGAAGTCTTCATGTCAAGATCCACCAACAGGCTAGAAATACAAAGCCTTATTATGCGGTTAAGAGTAGAATAGATCCAGAAATAGCTGCAATGGTGAAAGAGATGGAAGAGAGATCTAAGAAGTCGCGAAAGAAGAGGTGAACCGCCGCAGCAAGGCAGTACGATTTTTTGCAGGGATGATAATCTCGATTTATCTCGCAGCTGCAATCACGATGGTAGGGTGTTTACCAATTATTGTATGTAAATTAATGTATACTATTCTAATCGATTAGAGGGAATACCGCCAATACCTTTCAAAGTGACTATTTATTAGGAATACGAGGGCTTGTGGATGTCGGATGAAAAAGAGAAAAAGTTACCATCATTTTTAAAAACAGTGTATCTCTCAAATCGAGAAATACGTCTTCTTCTTGCCGGCCTTTATTCCCTGAATATGCCAAAAGATGAGATCGAAGGAACACTGTGGAAAAAGCTCTTGTTTGAAAAGCTTCATAAAAAAACTCGTAGAAAAAAGAAATAGAGACGTCAGACCTGGTATAATGTATTAATGATTATCAAAAAAGGTTCAACAGTATACCCCTCTGAACGAGGGCATTATAATTTTCACTATCC